ACCTCCCGTTGCCCATCATCCATAAGGATTTCAGTTATTCGTTGCGCCAGGTTATGACCAGCCGCAATGGTGGCAGTCCGCTGGATACCACGATGGCTGAATTGTCTGCCCGCAAGGTTGCTGAAACCGCTGAAAAGTTGGCGGCAGGCACTTATGGCACCTACGCCTTTGGTGGCGGTACCATCTATGGGTTGATCAACTATCCCAATCGCCTTACCCGCACGATGACATCCCCACTTGCTGGTGGATGGACACCGGCAACGACCATCGCAGAACTGTTGGCTATGCGCCTTCAGTCTCAGAATGCCTATCATTATGGCCCGTTCATGTTGTATGTTTCCACGCCATGGGATACCTATCTGGACACAGATTATTCCACAGCCAAAGGTGACAACACACTGCGTGACCGTATCAAGCGTATCGAAGGCATTAGCGATGTCCGCACGCTGGACTATTTGCCCAATGATGCTTTCCATATGATTCTTGTACAGATGACGTCTGACGTTGTTCGTGAAGTCATCGGCATGGACATTACCACGCTGCAGTGGGAAACCAAAGGCGGTATGCAGTTGAATTACAAGGTGATGGCCATCTTGGTTCCTCAAATCCGTTGCGATCAGAATCTGCGCACCGGTATTGTACACGGCACGACACTTTAATCTTTGCTGCTCCCTTTTGTTGATTGGTTGAGATAGGGGCAACGGATCAATTTTTAACATTCATCCGTTGCCCCAGTAAAAATTGAAAAGGAAAATGATATGAAATTCAAGGTAGTTGGTGGTGAGCATTTTGAGGCAGGGGTATTGTATCCAAAAGGGTCAATTATTGAAACAGACAGTCCTTTGGATACCATGTTTGAATGTAAGTTTGAACGAATTGATAACGCTGTGGTGGCGTCACCAATTGAAGTGATGCCCAAGTTGAAAAAGACAGAACCTGAGCCAGTGGTGGAGGAAGAAAAACCTCCTGTCATACTTCCAGAAGGAAAGATGGTGGACGGTTTGTTTAGGTATGCTCCTGAAGACACTGGGTTGCATGTGTTTCGTATTGGCCAGCAGAAGTACAACGTGTATGATGAGGACGATTACTCAAAACCATTGAACGATGAACCCATGACCAAGTCCAAAACGCAAACCTTTTTGGATGTTGAGATTGGTGAATAAAATGAATTGGCCATTTCCCCCTATATGGAAAGATGAAACGGTATTTATACTTGGTGGTGGCCCAAGTGTTTCTGATTTTCCAACCCATGTTTTGAATACCAAAAAAGTCATTGGGTGTAACAATGCCTATGTCTATGGAGAGGGCATTGTTGACTTATTGATATTTGGGGATGAGAAGTGGTATGAATATCACCGGTTGGATGGCTGGATTACTAATTTTAGGAATCCAGTTATTTCCAATTGTTTTGATATGAAAGATGTTCCTGGAGTGATTTGGGCGCCAAGAAAAAATAATGGATATTTTATTGATGCCCTTGGATGGAATGGGAACACTGGTTCATCTGCTATAAACCTGGCTTTGATATTGGGTGCCAAACGGATTTGTCTGGTTGGGTTTGATATGAAGTTCTCCACAGAAGGATTTTCCAATTGGCATCCTAATTTTGTGGACACTCCTGTTCAGGCAAATTATGACCGGTATTTGAAAGCCATGGGTGAAACAGTTTCCCAGATTGAAGAGAAATGGCCAGGAGTTGAGATCATAAACCTCAACCCTGATTCTGCGTTGAACCTGTTTCCAAAAATGTCGTGGAAACAATACTTTGAAAAGGAACTTTCAAATGAATAAAATGTTGTTAGTGATGTTTATGCTCATCATAGTGATGCTTTTAGGTTGTGTTACAGTACAGTATCCAGATGGGAGAGTTGAAACACGTATAGATGCAGAGATGGCTGGTGTTGCCCTTGATACTGCTGTGACTACATATAATCTTTATTTGGAATCTCAGACCACAAATCCAAATCCATCACGATTGACCCAGTTGCTTGACAATATTGAACGGGCAAAGGAATTATATGACCGTTTGATGGCATTGACTGGTGGAAAAAAGGCAGTAATTAATGTTCAACAGAATGGAATCAGAAAGGTGGTGCGTGATGTTACAGTTTATTAAATACTTGCCACTTGTTTTGACTATCTGGAAACGTGCCCAGGTTTTATTGACAGCAAATCAGTCTGATACCACAAAAAGTCAAAAGATGGTAGCATTGCCCGTAGCATTGGCGGTGGCTTTGCTTGGGTACTTTATCCCCCAACTGTCTGAAAATGCCGTAGCATTGACTCTTGTTGCGGGGATTGTGGGTCTGATAGCACCTTATGTTTCCAGGTTTGTTGCTTACAAAAAAGCAGATGTAAAAGAGAATTTAACACTTATGTTGGTGTCAGTAAGGAAATTGGGCGAAGCATGGTATCCATTTACAGGCACGATGATTGATGCTGGTGAAGAAGGTTGGGCACAGGGATTGACTTCTGATGGTGGTGTTTATGAAATTGTTTCTGGAAAACTGGTAGACACTATCAAGTTGAAGGGAGGAACTCAAGAGGAATCAGAAGCAAAGATGAAAGAATTTATGGATGCCATTCGTGCAAAGAATAAGGATTTGTTGACCAATGGCAGTTAGAACTACAGAAGCATTAGTGCGAGCAATCATTGAAGTGGCTGCTACTGTTACAGATTTGAGCCCATTTATCAATGCTGCTCATAATCTGGTGGATGCTAAATGCACAGATATTGCAGAAGCAAATGCCACAGAAGTTGAGACGTGGTTGTCAGCGCATTTTTATGCTATCTTTGATCCAAGAGCCTCAAGTGAAACAGCCAAAGGTGTAGGACAAACGCTTCAATCAAGAGTGGATTTGGGATTGAATGTTACGCATTATGGTCAAATGGCAATGATGATAGATCAGACAGGTGGTCTGGCTTTTTGGAATGATCAGGTAAAGACAGGTAAAGCAGGAGCATCAGTGTCCTTTACTTGGTTGGGTGAAGATTACACTTTGACTGAAACTTCATAAAGGAGTATCGTATGAAGGAAATGATGGATTTGCTGCAAATGTACGGTGGTTGGGCGTGTACAACATTTTTGGCATATGCTATCATAAAACTGTACAGTGATTTTCGGAAAATTGTATGGGATAAAGAAGTTGAATTTCAGAAAATGATTGCAGCAAAAGATGTTTTGCTTCAAAATATAAACACGGAGAATCACAAAGAAATAGTGGCGGTGGTGAGGGAGTGTACGGCAGTGTTGACCACCGTGTCTGAAGTCCTTGAACACTGTAGGGAACATTCTAAAGGAAAATGTTAAAATGGATAGGGAATTTACAGATTTTTTTATTGCTGGGCGTAATTTAAGAATGCAACAGAAAACAGGGACAATCCTATTTGTGAAACCAGGCCATTGTATGAAAAAAATTATACAGCATTGTCTCCATGTTGATTCCATTCCGTTGATCACGTGTAATAGCGTTGAAAGTGCAATGGAACACTTGCCACTTCTGCCAAAATGTATTGTTTTGGATTTGGATGAAATGGTTGGGTTGGATGTTGTTCCCTTTCTTCAGACAGTGGATAAAGAATCACCATGTACAATTTCAGTGGCGTTGTCTTCAAATCAGCAATGTGCAAATGAAATTTTGAACAGTATCCCGCGTGTAACAGCGATTGTGAAAGGGGATGGATTTGAAGATTTGCTATTACAGATGATCCCAGAATGGGAAAGGGAGATGGCATGTCGGTAATCACAAAAGTTCTAAAACAGAAATGCGTATACTGGGCACCAGATGCTGTTGATGTATTTGGTCAGCCCACATACTCTGTTGCTGTGGAACTTGATTGCCGATGGGATGATGTTCAGCAACAGATTATTAAAAATGACGGCACAATGGTAATTTCCAAAGCAGAAGTAATGTTGAGTGCTGATGTTGCTGTTGGTGGCGTGCTGATGTTTGGTTTGTTGGAAAGTATTATGTACTTAAATGAACCAACCAGGAATAATGGCGCATTTGAAATATTGAAATTTGACAAAAACCCAAATTTCAAATGCACGGAATTTGTAAGGACAGCATACTTATGATTCCAACCATTACCATAACAGGCGTGTCAGAACTCATGACCAAATTACAAGTGGCTGCAACCAGTTCTGGTCCTGCTCTTGAGTCTGCTTTGAAAAAGGGAGGGTTGTTGGTGCAGGCTGCTTCCCAGAAAGAAGTTCCTGTGGATCAAGGAAATTTGAAAAACTCTGCTTTTACACGAGCGCATTTTGGCCAGTTTGTAAAAGAAGTGAGAGTTGGGTATACTGCTGGATATGCAGTTTACGTCCATGAGAATGTTGATGCTGCCCATGGTTCTGCTTACAATGCAAAATATGCAGATGAGATTGCCCGTGGATTGAAAGGTTATCATAACAAGGGAGCAAACCAAAAAGCAAAATTTTTGATTGATCCAGCAAATAAATTGGCTGGTGTTATTCAATGGTTGATTGCTGGAGCAATACAAGGTACTTTGAGTGCTATTACAAAAGGAGCACCAACAAAATGAATATAGACAAAGCCTATCAACAGTTTTTGCTGGATAAAACATCCGGTGAAAATGGCTGACTCATCTATGTTGAAGCATTGAAAGAATTAGATCATGGCAACTGTCCCTGACATAATCGGCGTAGACTTAACAGGCGCAATAAACGCGATTCAAGACGCTGGGTTGACGGTAAACCTGGCCGGCGAACCGTCAACCACCGTTGCGCTTGGCTATGTGATTTCACAAGACCCGGCGGGCGGCGCGACGGTTGATCCCGGATATAAAGTTGATGTTGTTATTGCCATTGGAACGATAGTGCCTTACGTTGTCGGAATGACG